GTACTGCGCATCGGGGCTGCCATTTATCTGCCCTCCTTAGATTGCGTTAACAGTACCTGCGTACTGAGACTCGCTGATTTGCACCCGTACAATCGTGTACGCATCTCCCCACGCATTATCTGGGTAGGGGGCTAAGTCGATGACACGACACTGTTTGGCGTTACCCGAACCAGCAGCCGAGGTACCCAGGGTAGCCTGCGACAAACCAGTTGTGGTGGAGCCAGCGGTCGTATTCGTGATATCAAACTCGTCACCAATCGCGGTCTGAGACAGGGAACCATCTACCTGGATCTCATAGACGATGTTGGCGTCTTGATAAAAATAAGCAATCACGGAACCAACTTGGAAAGACTCGTTAGCAGGCCAGTAGTTGCTTACACGACGACGACCAGTTGCGTCGGTCCACTCAACGCCTGCAAAGGCGCCAAGGAACGGGTCACCGGTACCGGCCACTTCAATCCAGCCGGAGGTGTTCATTTTCACGGGTTGACCTTTGAGAATGTTGCTAGCATAGCCAGCGGATACATTCCCTGAAGTCGAAACCGCTTGTATTCCGTTTGCAAGAGCGAAGGCACGATCCAAACCAGAGGGATGGTATGCCGGGCGCAGGCCAAACGGAGCAGAGGTTGCACTCATTTGCTACTCCTTAATGGTTGATAAATCCTCCCTTGCCATTAAGAAAAGATTGGCGCGGGAAGGGGTTTGTCAAGGTCGCCTAGTCCCTCGCCCTCAACCTGCCCGAGTCTTCGACCCGAACTGTCCTTGCCGACCTGTTGTTCCGCCTGCACCTTGATCTTGTTTGCCTCTTCAAGAGGCTGATCGTGGTGAAAGTGGGTCATGATGGCCTGATAAACCTCTTCAGGGATCTTGAATAACAACATTTCATTGCATGCGACATGACCAATGTGTTCGCCAGCCTTTACGCGATAATTTTCAAACCCTGAGATTTCATCGGCGCTAACCGGAACATACCCAAGGCGCATTCGCTTATCAATGCTGTCGTAACTATTAGTGGTTGAGAGCCAAACGACATGCCACCCAGGAATATGGGGGGCCTTTGGCAATGCTTCTGGCGTGAATTCATCCTTCCACATCTTCAGACGCTCATCAGATGACACGAACATATCCTCCGGGGCCCTACGGCTTGCGTCCTCGCTAGCACGAGTTTCGCGTGAACCGGCAGATACAGATTTTTTGAGTCGAGAATCCATTGTTAGCTCCTATTTTCGTTGTGCTGCTTCACGGGCATATCGGGCAACCATCTTGGCCTTCATCTTGGGATCGTCCCAAAACCCGGCCTCCTTCATTGCTCGTACCTGCTCCACGCTCAAGGTAAAGGTGTTCCGGCTACCGCCACCACCCGTTTCCCTTTCGCTTCCTGTCACAACGCTTTTCGGACCTCTCTTTCTTGGAGTCTCGTAAGTAGAGTCAGTATAGGCATCACTTTCTTCATCCTGCAACTCAGTTTCAATTCGGGCGGAAAGCTCTTGCCAATAGGTTTGCGTGGCCGGGTTAAAGCCCTCTCGAGCCAGTTGAGCATCGATCTGTTTGGCCATACGGCTTCTCGGATCTGCACCCTCCGGGTCGTACCAAGAGTTCTTTTCCATCCAGCGCTTGGCGTACTTTTGAACCATTGGGCTCTCGGCTGCCTGGTAGACCTTTGCCTGCTGCTCCTGCTGAGCCTTCATTGCAGCTAGCTGGTCGTACCGGTCTTTGGCCGCCATCATGGCCTCTTGAGCGCCAACTAAGGCGGCACCGTCAGCCTTATCGGTGGCCTCTTTCAAGCGGATCTTGGCGTACTTGATCCTGGCCTCCTCGTCTTCCATAGCCTTTTTGAGCTCGGAAAGACGCTTAGCCTCAATCTCCTGCTTGAAAACGGCCATCTGCTCGCGCATCTCTTGGATTTCGCGCTCATAGGCTACGAGCCGCTCGTCTTTTTCATGCTGAACCCGCTTTATGTACTCCTTTTTGGCCTTGCGGCGGGCTCTCCTGGCCTCCCGGACGGCGTCTGTGTCGCCCGGTTGGTCTTGGTCTTCGTCCTCTGCCGGGGCGGCTTCAGCCTTTGGGGCCTCCTCCTGCTCCGGTTCATCGGTAAGCATGCTGTCAGGCAGCTCAACCGTCAGAGAACCGTCTTTTTCCTCGGAAATCTTTATATCTTCTTCTTTTGCTTCTGCGTTCATGATCTACCCCTATACGAAGGCTTTCATTGCAAGTGGATCTCCGGTCAGCTTGGCAATCACCTCATGGTCATTAATCACCATGAATAGAGCCGGATCTTCTTCGCCTGGGACTTCTACCTCCCAGCGATCTCCACCCCACTTGGGAACACGCAAAAAGTCCCCCACCTCGCACCACGACCCCTCGGGCCACGGTTCCATGGTGTCTCGCTTTTTAAACGCCAAGGGGCCAATTTCCACGACTTTGGCCACCATGTTGTTCCACTTCTCGGTTTCCTTGGTTTCTTGGACCAAGATAATCCCAGCGCTTGTAGCCTTCTTTTTTGAGCGTCGCAGCTGAACTAAAATGCGGGCTCCAAGAGGTTTGGCACCGGGGTCTACGCTCGGAAATGCCCAAGCCAACTCAGCGTCGTTAGACGCTACCGGTTCATTCATCTTCATCGTCTTCCTTTAAAAGGTTATTCAGGATGTCTAAGGCCTCCTGTAGCCCTTGATGCTGGCCGACTAGCCGCTGATAAGACTCCCATGTATTCGCCATACCTCCAGCGAGGGACGAGGCTATTTCAGCCTGCCTAGTCTTAATCGAGCCAATCAGATCCGAAGTTGTGGTCATTTTTCGTTAGCTTGTGCGAGACCCCCTTTCGGTTCCGATTTGGTATCCGAATTGGTTTTCTGCCCCTTGGGCTGTAGGCTTTCGCCATCAAGAGGCACACCCATAGCCAGGCGGGCGTGGTAGTTAACCAGCTCGCTTTGCTGCTCTTTGTCGTAATCAGACATTTCAGACTCCTTTGGTTAGTTCAAGGGCGGTCTTGTCCCGGTCTAGCTTCAGACGGGCCGCATCACGGGTTAGCCGTGCCGATTCGATGCGCTCCTTCATATCCATATCGCCAACAGCGATCGCGTATTTGTACTTCTGCTCCTCCATGGCGAGCTCAAAGTCGGCCTGCAGCCTGAGCGTTTCGCGCTCAATGTCGGCGGCCATTTCCCGATCCTTAAGCTGCATCTCGGCCTGATCTCGTGCGGCTCTGCGCTGGGTCTCAGCCATTGAGGTATCCAGAAGTACCTTGGCATCAGGGGTGAGCTGCGGCTGGGGCTGGAACTGCTGGCCAATCTGCATCATCTGCTGGATGACCGGCATGATGCCCTGTAGCGTCTGCTCAGTATCCATGCTGATATGTTGCGCTGCCATAGCGTAGAGCTTGTCGATCTCCTTGGGGTTAGCAACCATGCCGTAGTTCTCGTGCGGCTTGCCTCCCATGGCCTGGTTCACATAGCCCTTAGCCCTGCCCAGATACCAAAGCACGATGTGCTGCTTGATGTGCTCCATGGCCTTGGCGATGAACTGCGGGGCAATTAGGGGGTTGCCGCCAAAGACGGGGTCTCGAGCGAAGTCTAGGTGGCTCTGTATGTGAGCTAGGTGATCTTGTTCGGGATAAGCGTAGGCCATCTGCCCGATTGACATGGCCACATTCTCATTGGCCGGGTCCATCTTCTCGGGCGGCGGCACATCGACCATCAGCTCGTTCACGCCAGGCACCTTGATCTGCTTTAAGAACCTAGAGATCACCGCCCGGCGGTTAAAGAGGTCAGGATTCTGCTGCATGATGGCCATAACCGCCTGGGTCTGCGCCATCCGCTGGGTTTCAGAGAAGATATGCGGGTCCGAGACCGGGACGATGTCGGTATTTCTTTGGAAATCCTCACGGCTAATCTCTAAATCGGCGACGACATCGCCTTTTTTCATGTCTTCCAGGTACCAGCGGTTAATCCGCCCCAGAATCATGAGAACCCGGCGCTGACTCTCGTGCAGACGGGCATGGATTGAGGAAAATACTGCCGCGCCCTGCTCAATTAAGGCCTGAGTCGTACCAACAGGGGTCTGAGAGTTCACATCGGCAATTTTTTCCTCAGCCGTTGTGACCACACCCTTGGCGGCGTTCGTTAGCCAGCCCATAAGCTCCATAAGAACGGGGCTTGGCGGGTTAAAAGGCATCGGCATAGCGAGCTTGCGGACATCATCCACACCCGGAGCCGCTTCGATCTCCGATACCTGGGTGATTTCCACCTGTTGGCTCTGCCCAGACACCTTTGCGCCCTTCAGCTTCAAGAGAGTAGCGGCGTTGTTGATGTGGGCAGAATC